TCTCGCTCGCATTGTGTAGGAGACTGAGACATTGGCAGGTCGTGGGCCAGCTCCGAAACCACAGCGGCGCAACAAGTCCGACAAACCCATCCGCGGAGAATGGACCGCGACGTCTGCCACCGGCTGGCAGCACGGCCCAATCCCCGATCCACCCGAAGGATTGATGCCCGCATCGGTCGCCGCCTGGACCGTATGGCTCAACGCATGGTGGGCCGCTCACTGGACACCCGACGATCTGCCCGCTCTGCGCCAACTGATCCGGGTCTATGACCAGGTGGAGCGCGGCGAGTTCCAGCGAGCCGGCGAACTCCGCCTGTCGATGGACACCTATGGCATCACCCCCAAGGGCCAGCAGGACCGCCGCTGGGCTCGACCTGCTGAGGAGGCACAACCATCGTCACCGCCACGCGGCAAACCCGCCAAAGCCGGCGATCACTACGCCCATCTGCGAGTGGTGAACGAGTAAGCCCACCGACCCTCGGGTGGACGGTCCTGTCATGGCTGGCCGAGCATCTGGCCAACCCGACTGATGAATCGAAGCCGCTGATCCTGACCGACGAGCAGGCCCGCTTCGTCATCGCGTGGTACACCCTCGACAACCGAGGTCTGTTCCCGAACCGCCGGGGTCAGATCGAGATGGCCAAGGGGTGGGGCAAGTCCCCGCTCGCGGCGTGGTTGGCCATCGCTGAACTCGCCGGCCCGGTGTGCTTCGACGGATGGGACGCCGATGGTGAGCCGGTGGCCGTGCCGTGGGGCACGGGCGACCGGCCGCCGCCCCTGGTCCAGATTGCGGCCGTGTCCGAGGACCAAGCCGAGAACACCTACGGCGCCATCTTCCAGTACCTCACGGCCCGTCATGGTCGGGTCGCCGAGAGCATCGGCGTCGACCAGGGCCGAACCCGCCTGTATCTCCGCGATCGACCCGGTGAACTCCACCCGGTCACCGCCTCGGCCGGCTCCCGCGAGGGCCAGCGGGTCAACTTCGCCATCCTGGACGAAACCCACCTGTGGCTCCGGTCCAACGGAGGCGTCCGGCTGGCTGACACCATCCGGCGCAACGCGGCCAAGATGGGCGGGCGCACACTCGAAACCACCAACGCCCCGCAGCTGGGTCTCAAGTCAGTCGCCGAGCGCACGGGCGCGGACGCGGATCGTGGCTTCTCCGGTATCTACCGACTGAACCGCGTCCCGAAACCCGAGCCACAGCCGGACTGGCCTGACGGCCAACTGCTCGAGGCGCTGAACCTCACCTACGGCGATGCGCACTGGATCGACCGCAAGCGCATCCTCCATGAGATCCGCGACCCGGCCACGGATTGGGACGATGCCCTGCGCTTCTACTTCAACACCCGTGCGGCGGGTATGGGCCGAGCGGTGGACCCGCGCCGCTGGGACGAGCTGGCGAAGCCGACCGAGATACCGGCACAGGCCGAGATTGGGATGGGCTTCGACGGCAGCGTCAGCCTGGATGAGACATGGCTGGTGGGCTGCACGCGTGAAGGCTACAGCTTCGTCATCGACCGCTGGCACCGACCGCCCGGATCCACCACCTGGACGGTCCCCCGCTCAGAGGTGATGGCCAAGGTCGCGTGGGCCTTCGGCTACTACCGCGTCGGACGGTTCTACTTCGATCCACCGAAGTGGGTCACCGAGGGCGAGCAGTGGACCGCCGACTTCGGGAACGGCGATGAGAAGCGGGTCGTGGCTCTCGACACCAACCAGCACAGTCGGTTCTCCGGACCCATCGACCGCTGGCTGGTCGCCATCCGCGAAGGCACCCACACCCATGACGGGAACCCTGACCTAGCCGATCACGTCAAGGCTGCCCACCTCGAGCGCGTTCGGGTGAACGCGGCTGAGGATGACGGGCGGACCAAATACAAGATTGTCAAGGGCGAGGACCGTCGCAAGATCGACGGCGCCATCGCCGACATCCTGGCCTACGAGGCGGCGATGACCATGCCCGAGGAACAGCACACGGAGTCACTCGCGGCATGGGGCTGATAGAACGACTCCGCAACGCCGTTATCCCACCGATGCCGAGCGGCGTAGACAACTACTGGCCCTACGCCCTGCTCAACGATCAGGTCTACCCGCTGGACAATCTCCAGTTGACCATGCCCGGCTCGCGGGAGGAGGAGATTGAGTCCAACTTCGGGAGCTACACCCGACGGGCGTTCAAGGGCAACAGCATCGTGTTCTCGCTCATGCGGGATCGAGTGGCTCTGTTCTCGCAGGCTCGGTTCCGCTACCGCGGGTTTAGCAATGGCAACCTGTTCGGTGATGCGAGCCTGGACATCCTGAACCACCCATGGCCCAACGCTTCCACCGCTGACCTGCTGGCGCGGGCCATCACCGACGCGGACCTCGCCGGCAACTTCTACGCCACCCGGCGCCGCATCAACGGGCGGGACCAGATCAAGCGCCTTCGTCCCGATTGGGTGACGATGGTGTTCGGGACCAACGATCCCGATGTGTCAGCCAACGACATCGAGGCCGAGTTCCTGGGCATCGTGTTCTATCCGGGTGGGGAATACAGCGGCGGCACGCCGGTCTACCTCCAGCGCAGCGAGATTGCCCACTTCGCGCCTATCCCTGACCCCGAGGCCCACGTTCGGGGCATGAGCTGGATTACCCCGATCGTCCGCGAGATTCTGGGTGACTCGGCGGCAACGAGCCACAAGCTCAAGTTCTTCGAGAACAGCGGCACTCCGCAGATGGTGGTCATCCGCCCGGACGCTCCCGCCCAGGAAGCGTTCGATGAGTGGCGGTCGATGATCCTCGCTGGCCACCAGGGCGTGGCCAACGCCTACAAGACCCTGTTCCTGACCAACGGCGCGCAGGTCATCCCGGTCGGCAAGGATCTCCAGCAGTTGGAGTTCAAGGCCACCCAGGGCGCAGGCGAGACGCGCATCGCTGCGGCGTCCGGCATCCATCCCGTCATCGCGGGTCTGTCCGAGGGTTTGGCTGGCTCCTCACTCAATCAGGGCAACTTCGCGGCGGCCCGCCGCCTGGTCGCCGACAAGACGCTGTGGTGGCTGTGGGGAAACTTCTGCGGGTCCATGGAATCGCTCGTCCCACCGCCCTCCGGTTCGCAGCTGTGGATCGACGGACGGGACATCCCGTTCCTTCGGGAGGATCGCCGGGACGCTGCTGAGATCCAGCAGGTCAAGGCGTCAACCATCGTCGCCCTCACCAATGGCGGCTATGAGTCCAAGTCCGTCATCAAGGCCGTCGAGGCCGAGGACATGAGCCTGCTCAAGTGGACGGGCCTCGTGTCAGTTCAACTCCAGCCACCGGGCACGACCCAGCCAGACTCCTCCGCCCCGGTCGAGGCGGCTCCACCCCCGCCCAACGGCAAACCCAAGCCCACACCAACAGGTGCCCCATGACTCTTGAAGATATGAAGGTGTTGCCCCCGGCGCGTCTGCCCTTCCCCGTCACCCGTGCTGTGCCCGAAGCACCCATCGCCACCCGTGCCAACGGGGAGATGCCCACCATGACTGGGCACTTCTCGACGTTCGGGGACTGGTACGAGGTGGATTCGTGGATCGAGGGCCACTTCCTCGAGCAGGTCGCACCGGGGGCCTTCCGCAAGACGATCCGCAAGTCCAATGAGGACCGGGCGGCGATGAAGGTTCTGTATGACCATGGGCAGGACCCGCAGATCGGGAACAAGGTGCTCGGCCCCATCGCCCGCCTCGAGGAGGACGAAACCGGCCCGTCCTACGACGTGCCCCTGTTGGACACCTCCTACAACCGCGATCTGGTCCCCGGCCTTGAGGCGGGGCTGTACGGCAGCTCGTTCCGGTTCACCGTCGAAAAGGATGAGTGGGACCGTTCCCCCGAGGCATCGGACTTCAATCCCGAGGGAATCCCGCAGCGGACCATCACCGAGGCCCGCGTCTACGAGTTCGGGCCGGTGACGTTCCCGGCCAACCCCAACGCCACCGTTGGGGCGCGCTCCACCACTGACACCTTCTACCAGCGCAGCCGCGATCCCGAAGCTCTGGACGCGCTGCTGCGAACTGCACAGGCCGCCCGCGCTCCGGTCGGAGTAGCAGCGCCACCGCCTACCGCGTCGCCGCGTTCGGACGCTCCTGATGAGTCGCCGCAGCCGGACACGCCCGAGCCCGAACCGCCGGCAGACCCGGCACCAGAGCCCGAGCCGTCACCAGACGAGCCGGCAAGGAGTCAACCCGTGGAATACACCACGATCGAAGATAAGCGAGCCCGTGTGAGCGAGCTCAACGAAGCACTGGAGCGGCAGGCCATTGCCTATCCCGGTGTCCTGCCCGAGGACGAGCAGGTGCAGTGGGATGCCGATGTGGCCGAGCGCGACCTACTCAACGCCGACATTGAGGCGTGGGACACGCGGCAGTCCACCTTGGTGGACCGTGCAGCCAAGCCGGGTCACCTCGAGCCGGTCGCCGCGCCGAACCAGATCAACCGGAAGTCCACCCAAGACCTCTACTCGCTTGAGAAGCGAGCCTCATCCATCGAGGCTCACAACCAGGCCCTTCGGGATGACGCCATGCGGATTCTCGAAGTCACCACCTTCCCCCACCCGGAAACGGATGTCGAAAAGACCCGCGACAAGATCTCGGCTCTGCTTGACTTCGGCGACTCCGAGAACAAGGAGTTCGCCCGCCGGATGCACGTCACCGGCAGCCCGCTCTACCGGCGTGCCTTTGAGAAGATCGTCAAGGGTCGCGGCACTGACCTTCTCTCCCCCGAGGAGCAGCGAGGCACCGCCCTCGCGGTCGGCGTCGATGGCACTGGTGGCTTCTCAGTTCCGTTCGCGTTCGACCCGACGGTCATCGCCATCGGCTCATGGTCCGGTGCGGTCAACCCGTACCGCCGCGCCTGCCGCGTCGTCACGATCGTCGGCACCGACACCTGGAACGCCCTGA